CACAATGCCCACAACCTTGTCCGAAAATGCTTTGCACTTTGAAAGGCGTCTATGTAAAAGAATCCTTGACACCCTACGCGCGCGCGTCTAATCTACACACATCGACAACACGCCTGGAGTTACTGACATGAAATTCTCTAACCTTCTTTTTTGCTGTTCCACGATTCTCGTTTTCGGTGCCTACATGGGCGCCCCCACGATCGGGCTGGCATTGTTCGCGCAAGTCAGCGCAATCGTTTGTCTTGCGTTGAATGACTAACCTACTGTAATCTAATCCCGTACAATCAACTAACCGAAAGGACACTACCATGAAATTTCTCATTCCCGCTGACACTATCAAGGCTTTGCTCGTTATCGCTGCGAAAAAAGATATCCGTGGCTATCTGAAATCCGTGTGCATCGATGTCCGCGAGGCCGACGCCGTGGCCGTCGGTTGCGACGGCCATAAGCTGTTAGCGTTACCGCTCACCCTCGCCGATGACGCGCCCGCGCTGGTACCGGGGCAATACATCATCACGCGCGAGGCGTTGGAGTCAGTCAAGCCGGTATTGCAGCGTCCTATCACCGTAACAATCGACGCGACCGCACGCACGGCGACGATTGACAACGGTAGCGCCGCCACGACAACGCCGCTTATGGACGCCACATATCCCGACTGGCGGCGCGTGGTGCCGCTCACCGTGTCGGGTGAGGTCGCACAATTCAACGCGGAATATGTCGGCGCGTTCGGTAAGGCGCACAAGCTGCTAGGCGGCATGTACTCGCCCGTCATCCGGCACAATGGCGACAACGCCGCCCGTGTTGTACTGGCTGGCGACGCTGTAGGCGTAATCATGCCGATGCGCGGCGACCCGCAGCCGTTGGATAACCCCGCGTGGCTGGTCACGCCGCCCGCGACCGCCGTCGCCGAAGCCGCCTAATCGACCCTCACTAACCTACAGGACACTACACCATGACAACCGACAACCGATACAACGGCTGGACTAACCATGCCACTTGGCGCGTCAACCTCGAATTGTTCGACAGCATCGACCCGCGCGACTACTGGCCGCAAGAAGTCAAGGGCGACAGCGCGTATGACCTCGCCGTGCAACTTGAAGAATTCGCCCTCAATTATGTAGACGATGCCGACGCGGAACCCGCAGGGCGGGCGATCGTGGCGGGCTGGGCGCGTGCGTTCCTCGCTGATGTTAACTGGCTAGAGATTGCCGAGCACATGATGGACGCCTACCGCGCGGAGGAAGCATGACCGCCGCGCAGCAATGGGTAGTGCTGACCCTTACCGGCAACTACTGGGACAATGTGTGGAGCCTCGACGGTGAACCCGAAACATTCGACAGTTACGGCGACGCTGACGCTGCATTGGCTGAACACTTGCGCGACTGTCAATGGGCAGTCGATGCTGGACACCTTGACGATATGCCGACGCGGGACGCGTTCCGCATCGCGCCTTGTGTTGATACTTTTTTGACCGCATAAACTAAAACCAACTGGAGACAATACACGATGAAAACCGCAACAATCGCCGCCGCTTTGGTGGCTACCCTGGCCCTGCCCGCCCATGCTGAGATTTTCGCCACGGCGGGAGTTAAAGGCGACCGCGACGGGCGCACGGTGCTCACGACCGACCCATGCGAGATCAAATTCGACCTGTTACAGATCGGGCTGAATAAAACCACGACCAACGAGATGCGCCGCGCGTTCTACTATACGAGCGACGGCAAGACCAACGAAGGATGCTGGAAGCATGACGCCGGGACGGTGGTGTTGGTGTGGTCTGTTGAGCAGATTGCGCGCCGGTGGCCGGTGGCTAACTTCAAGGTTGCCGACAAGAAGGCAAGCGCATGGGACGCGCTCCGATGATGCGTTGGCTATCATGGGCGCACCGGCTGCTGCGCCAATGTAGAACAGCCCGCGCCGACGACTGGCGCCGCGTGCCGCCGCCTAACTGGGCATGCCGGCGCGGTGGCCGTGACTATCTCTAACCACATGAGGTAACAGTATGCACAAGCCGTCAGATGACCCGTTCCTCGACCCGGAGACCATGTACAAGGAGCTGACCCCGCCTGGGCCTATCCTTTCGCCGGAAGAGGTGCGCGCTATCCTGGACGAACCCGCAATAGGCGACGCCATCGACCCCGACCATTACAAGGTGGGCGGGATCGAAACAATCGACTACATGCGCGCCAAGGCAACGCCGGAGGAATTCGAGGGATACTTGCGCCTGTCGGCGCTTAAATACCTCTCTCGCGTAGGCCATAAGCATGGCGACCACGACGCGGCACGGGCTGAAGAGTATAAGAAGGCGCGGTGGTTCCTCGACCGTCTGATACGGGAGTGCGACCCATGAGCCTCATGCATCAAATCGCCGTAGGCGTCGGCATCGCTGCGCTGGGGTATCTGATAGGGCTTGCCGTCGGCATCCTGCACGAACGGTCAAGAGCCGCCGCCGAGCGGCAGGAGGTGCAGCCGTGAGCGACCGTGAACTGCTGACCGAGTGCCTTGAGGCGTTGACGCACGACGCCGCGCAGAGGACTTTTGCGGGCGGGGTGAGGATGTCGCAGTTGGCAATCAAACTCCGCGCCCACCTTGCCGCGCCGAGCGAGGACATCGAAGCCCTGCGGCGGGAGAACGAGCGGCTGCGGGGGTTGTTAGCGGAGGCCCAAAAAGCGGTTTGGATGAATTACGACAACGACCTGCTGGATCGGATTGAAGCCGCGTTGAAGGAACCGGCCATACAACCGGCCATCCAACCGGCCATCCGTGCGCGGGGAACGCCGGAGCGGGTGGACGATGGCCAGAGTCAATCTGACTGAATGGTGGATTCGGCGGCTGTGCCGCTATATCGACCTGACCCGGCGGGAGGCGCGGCGATACCCTCGCAATCGCCTTCCGCCGGTCACCGATAAGGCGCACACCCGCGCCCGATACAATCAACTAAAGGACAGACAGCGTGATGTACTTACTCTTGACTATTGCCGCCGCAGTCCTCGTTGAGTGGCTATTTCCCGACGATAGATAGCGCCGGCTCCGCACCCTCCGCCATCCGCCGCAGCTCCGAGCGTGCAAGGGTCGCAAACTGGGGGTGGGCGTATACATGCTTCTTGGTTGGAAACTCACGCGAGTGCAGCCGCCCACAATCGACCCACCCAGCATCCCGTAGCGCGTGCATGAGCGCGGCTGAAACGACCTTGACACCGGAGGGTGCCACGCCTTGCAGCCGGTCGCAGATGGCGTAGAACGGCGAGGCAATGACGCCACGGGCGAAATCACCCTGGCGCTGGCGGATCATCTCAACCAAGAACGACTCGGCGGTGCTCATGGCCGACTCGATCATGATGATTTTAGCCTCGGTCATGGGCGGCGCCGCGCCGGGGTTGAAGGCCGACACATCGCGGGCGTCAAGCCACGCGGTGACGGCCTGAAAGCCGCCAGCGTAGTACCAGCTCCAAAGCGCGCGCGCCTCGGCGGGCGGCATACGGTCGGCCTCGCTCCACACAACGAACCAGCGGCGGTCATCCGACGGTAGGCTGATAGCGGCGCGTTCGTTGCTGAACGACACCACCAGTACGCGGTTAAGTGCGTCATACGGGTGCAAGCCCTTGCGATTGACCGTAAGCAGCTCGGGCGGCGCGGCGATTACGGGCTTGAGGCTGTTTTCGAGCGCGCGGCGGTCTTTAGCCTCGGCCTGACGCAGCTCGTTGATGACGATGACCTCGGATTCCAGCGCGTAGCCCCATTGGCTATTGAGCTCCTCGTTACGCACCGTCGTGACATTGACGCGCTGGTCGCCGCCAATCGCCCAGAAGAAGGGCGCCCAGAGCGTGTCCTTACCGGAGCCTGGCTTGCCCGCGTGCAGCACGGCATGGTTGATTTTCTGGTTGGCGTGCTGGCGCTTGTAGGCCATCACATCAAGCACATGCTCGCGCTCGGCAGGGTCGGGAATCATGCGCTCGGCGTGGGCGAGCCACGGGCTGACATCGCCCGCGCTCACCGTAGGCCGCGCGTCGCGCCAGCGGTTGCCGTACACGACGCCGTTACGACTAACGAGGATGGACTCGCCAGCGGCGAACGTGACGCCTGCGAGCACGCGCGCGCCCATCGCCTGACGGTTCTCGTCAAAGCAGACGGACGCTTCGATGCGTCGGTTATTGTGGATGGAATGGCAGGTCACATGCCGGTACAGCGCGTTGAACACCCCGCGCGCGATCTCGTGACGCTCGCCTAAATCAAAGTACGCGTCATCGCTCAAGACATACGCGAAACGCTCGTACCACTTGGACTTCTCGACGCGGCCTAACTCGCGGCGCTCGACCTGGGCGATGACCTCGGCGGCGGTGTCGGGGAACTCCTCGGTTGGGGTAATCTTCGACAAAGCGGCCTCCATCTTCTTCGCAAGCAGGTCATCACGCAGGCCGTAGCCCGTCTTGGGGCCGCCCTCGGCCTCGACCCAGCGCAGGAACTTCTCGCTATTCCAATCGCCGCAATGACCGTGAAAGCAAGTATAACTGCGCGTGACGGGGTGATACCGCCCTTGCGTGTCGGCGGTGGTGTGCTCGGCGTGGTTCGGGCACACGACGCCGTACCAGCCCTCGGAATTGGCCTTGGCGAGCAACAGCCCGCGCTCCTGTATCCACTCCAACACGCTGTCAAGGCCGTCGTCTTCGATGGCAATGCCCTGTATATACGCCGTGTCAACCTCACCTGGCGTAACGCCACAGGCTGTAACGATTTGCGTTACGGTAAACTCGCGGTCGGGGTGGAACTCGGTGAGTACGGCGGCGAAGTTGTCGCGGCCTTCCTTGAGATTAACGCTGCCTTCGATGCGGAAGTTACGCACCGGATTCACCGCGCCGGGGTCAGTAAACCCCGCCTCGGCCATAGCCTTAATCGCGGCGCTGAACTCGCCCTTGGTCGGCTGATCGTCAAGCGCGAAGGTGTAGCCCCATTGGAAGTTGCCGGGGCTGGTTTCGAGCTTCCATGTCGGCTCAATCGGCGGCACCTTGGACTTGGTGCCGATGTCATCCAACACCATAAACGCCACGCGCTCGACATTAGGCGCAGACGCGGACAGCTTGTCCGTCATGCGGTCAACGATGAACGAGCCCGTGTTGGCGTACCACGCCCCCTCGGGGTTGCGCATGTACTTGCCATAGAGACCCGGCGGCCATGTGTAGCGCGGCGTGCCGTCCTTGTGCTTCAGATGCTCACCCTTGCGGACAATCGGCACCTGGCGCACGAATAAAATTGTTTCCCCTTCTGGAGCGATACTGTTAATATATTCAGCGAACTTCATCGTAACCCCTCTAGTTGTGTGTTTAAGCCCGGCCTAACCCGCCGGGCTTTTTTATTTACCGTACCGGCTCATGATCTTGACGCCGGTCTTGAGCGGGAACCCTTTAGCCCACTCGGGCGCGGTACACATCACGGTATCCAGCACCTCGGCGACAGCCTCACCGGCCTCGTTCGCACATTCGATAACGATTTCATCGTGTACATGCAGCACCGTTTGTAAGCCTTGGCTATCTAACTCGCGCAGGCTGTGGCGGAGCAAATCGTTGGCCGTGGCCTGTGTGATGTTCTCGCAGGCAAGCCCCTTCCAGAGCCGCGCGCGGGGCCACTCTTTAGCGTCCTGCGCAGGCTTCCATGCTGCCTTGAGATAACTCACACCGTCCGACTCCAGACGGGCGAACGGGTAACATAGCACGCGCCCTGACGGCAGCGCGTACCAAAGATGTTGACCGTCAAACATGTACACCACGCGGCCAATTGCGAATTCATGGTTGACATTTCGCATGGCGCGGGTGTAGGTGTCTTCAAGTTTTTGCCAATAGCGCACGGCCCACGGGTTAGCCCGCCGCCAACGATCCACGATGCGCTGCGCCTCGGGCTCACTCATGTGTACGCCATACGCCCGACCCATAGCGCTGAACGCGCCGACGCCGCCCGCGAAGCCGAGCGAGAGGATAGCGACCTTGCCAATCTGGCGCTGGTCGTCCGTCACGGCGTCCCATGTGGTGTTGTAGATACCCGCCGCTTCACGCTTGTAGATGTCGCCGCCAGCGCGGAACACATCCAGCACCGACTCTGCAAGCGGGTCGGCGGAGAGCCAGGGTGTCGCGCGCGCCTCTATAGCTGCCCAGTCGGCCACGACGAAAACGTTACCTCGGGCGGGGACGAGAGCTGGGCGGAGCATTGATTTAAGAACGTCCGTAACGCGCTTGCCGTATCGGGGCACGATACTGTGACCTCGCACCAAGGCTTGACGGGTTGCGTCAGGTTCAGCACTGCACTTACGCGTAAAGTTATGGACTTGTGCTCCATAGCTTGAATCACGCCCGGTGGCACTTCCACCAGCAAAAATAAAGGCTCCTCGGACACGGGCGTCCCCTCCTGCTAGCTGCTTCAAGCGGTTGAACTTAGCCACCGACGATGCCCACAGGTCATCCGCGCACTGCACTACGTCAGCCACGTCTGGCGGCAACTCATCGGGGTTGTCCATAGCGAGCAGGTTGGCTCGCACGGTCTTGTCGATACTAAACTTCTTCTCGCCGTCCTTGTAGACGGTCATCAACTTCTTGGCCTCGGGCCCGACGCGCGCCAGCACCCACTCGCGCATCTTGGGGCTGCGCACGGTCGTAATCTCGCCCTGCGTCACCTCGGCGACCAGCCGTTCGATGTCCTGCAATTCAGCTTCCGCGTGACGGATCGCCGCCTCGCAAAGCGGTACATCAACGCCGACACCACGGTCGTTGATGCGCTCGTTGACGTGGTAATCGGCCAGCTCCGTCTCGGACAGGTCGCGCATCGCCTTGCTGATCTCGCGCATGGCGCGCACGTCCTGCTCGCAGTAGGCCACCATCTCGGCAATAAGCGTAGGGTCGTTGTTGAACGTCCCATCGGCGCGCGGGATGGAGAGTAGACGAATTAACTGCGAGCCGCGATGGTCCTTCTTCATCTTGGACGACACCGCTCGGCCTACATCCTCAAGGCTGCCAGGCAGGCAGTTGGCCCGCGCCTGTGCAGATGTACAGTAGAACTGCTCCAGCGCGAACGGCATGTCGAGCACATGCCAGAAGATGAGCCGCTCAAACGCGGCGTTATGCGCGCGGATCGGCCCCGTCCAGCGCGCCACGCGCTCAGGGAACGGGTACTTGGGCAGCCATGTGTCAACCTCGCCATCGTCAAAGGCGTAGGACATGCACAGCACCTCGGTGCTCGGGTGCTTAGCGTAGTTGTACGCACCCGCCGCCGGTAGGTCGCAGCGGCTGCGGGTCTCAAAATCTAACCAAAGAATTGCCATTGACTCACCATTGCTTCGGCAATACAGGGGTACGTTATGCTGCGCAGCTTCCATCGGTCGGGCGACGGCGGTAGTTTATTCTGCCCGCTTGCTGTTTGATTGGCGCGTCTAGCCTCACGGCCTCCCGGTAAAATGTTGGTTGGTTTCAGCAACGGCAAGTTGACCAGCCACAGACAGGTCGCCTTGCTCGCATCGTGGCCAAACTGCCACGGCTGAATAATTTGATCGGGCTTACGGATTTGCGAACTAATACAGCCAATCGGATTCTCTAGTGCAATGTGCGGTATCGGCGCCGCCAATAGCTTTCGCACAAACTCAAGGGCGGCTTCGGTCTGCATCGCACGCTCGGGTCGGCGCTTGTTCCAGTGCAACCCGCTCGCAGCCAAATATGTGCAAGGCGGATGGGCAATCATTAAATCCCACCCGTCATGCAACACGTCGCGCACGTCACCTTTGTAGTGCGGCCCTGGTGCTTCCGTGTCAAGCAAGTCGCACGACATTGCGTCATGCCCTGCCGCGCGGAACGCATCGCGCACCGTACCTGAAAATTCACAAGCTACTAATACACGCATAAAAGTCGGGGGCCGAGGGCGCCCCCGTCTCCGTCACGCAGCGCGACGCCGGCGGGCCGCAGCGGCTGGCGGCGGAGTGTCATCCCCACCGTCCGGCTCGTTAGCGACTTCGCCTTCCATGGACACCCACTCGACGATCTCAAAGACCGGCGTGAAGATGCGGCCATAGCTCTTGTGCTGGTAGTGCTCCTTCTTCAGATGCACGACCGGCACCGGCTTGCTCTGGTCACGCTCGACCTGCGCGGCGATGGCTGCTGCCAAAGCCTGCACGGCACGCTTGCCGCCCACCGACGTGGTGCTGTAGCGAGCCTCAAGGCCCACATCCTCACCCGAGATGCACTTCAAGCTCATGCCGACCTGCGTCTCCCAGCCCTTCTTGCTCTGCGGCGGTGCCGGGTCGAGCTCAGGCAGCGGCTGTGACACCGACACCATCTTCTCGCCCAAGACCTCGCCGTCGCCCCAGGCAATGAAGCCGTGGACAAACGAGAAAGGATTGATTGCCCACTTGCTATCGCCCTCGGCCTCGGTTTGGTCCGCGCCGAAAACCCAGTGGCCCGTCTTGTCCATCTTGAGGATGGCCGTACCCGCAGGGCCGACATCCACTTCGATGCTGCGAAGGGCCGTGGACAGGGAAGAAACCGCAGGCAACCCTGCTTTTGCAAACGCTGTGATATTAGACATTACTCTACTCCTTACACTAGTTTAGAAAGGGCCGCAGTCAACTGAGACCCGATTTGCAACACGGCGGGCCGGGGATCGCTCTCCGGCGCCATCGTGTTACCGCTTGAGACCGAGATGACCTGATCGTCCGGCAGGCCGAGCTTCAGCTTTTTGAGCTTCTTCTCCGCTTGTGCCGGCGAAATCAATGTCGTCTCAGTCACTTCCGTAATCGGCAAGAGCGCCGCAAGCGCCGCCTTTGCCGAGTCCTCATCGCGCCACTGCCGCGTGGCACGCTTGGCAACGAGCTTATAGCCCGGCACCGAATTACCTGACTCTAGCACCTGCATCGCAAGTGCGCGCAGGTCGCCAATCCAATCTTCAAGCACTGCCGCACGCTCTAGCATCTGCCCAAGTTGCGCGGCGTCGAGCTCCTTAATCTGCGTCTGCGTGGCGCGATCGACTGCGCCCGTCATCTGCGGGCAGATGGGCTTGGCCGCACACCAGCGGCAATGCTCGCCAATCTTGAGCGGCGCGTCGGGCTTGGCCGACTGCTTGACGGCGTAAACCAGCTCGCGCTCAAACTGACGCACGCGGTCAAACGATGTCACCCAGCGCTTGACCTTTGGCGGCTGGACAATGATGCACTCTATTTCCGTGACATCCTTGAATACCCACTCCAGCTCCGGCGTGCGCAGCGCCGCAGCCGTATAAAATAAAAGCTGAGGGTTTTCCTCCACTTCGACGGCCACGCCATCACCGAATTTCCAATCCAATACAATAGCGCGATTGCCAATCCGACCGATAAGATCACAAGAGCCAAACACACCCGGCAGAAGATCACCGAAGCTGACGGTTCGTTCGACGGCGTATTCGAGCTTCGCTTCAGGGTCGATTTCATTGATTGCGTCCAAGGCTGGGCGAACCTTCTCATCAACCAGGTCGCCGGTAAGTTTGTGGCCGTTGTACTCCATGTCGAGCACGTGGCGCAGCTCCTTGTCGGAGCCCAGAAGCTCGGCCATGACATTGTGCAGCAGCGTACCTTCGTCGGCGTACTTGCTGCTCGGTTTCGGGGGGACTTGCTGGCACAGCGCAACGCTGCCAGGGCAGTTAATCACGCGCTTGGCGGTGGACCCGCCAACTATGTTGCTATGACTCATCGAGGACTCTCCTTTAGTGTGTTTGCGTAAGCCTAAATCGTACAATTTGGCTTGTCAAGCGTTCTGTTACATAATAGTATGGAGGCATGAAAGAAGCAGACATCGAACAGCGGTTGGATTGGGCGGTGCAGCGCGCCGGGGGCAAGACTTGGAAGTTTGTCAGTCCTGCCAATCGCGGCGTATCGGATCGCATCGTTTGTCTGCCAAACGGCGATACCTGGTTCGTGGAACTGAAGCGCCCCGGCGGTAAGCGCACGGCGTTGCAGGAGCGGTTTGCTAAAGAGATGGTGGGGCTGCGGCAGAAGTACGCCCTGCTGTCAAGCGCGGAGGAAGTCGATGCTTGGGTTACGTCCATATCAGGCTGACGCCGCCGACTTCCTCTACGCCAACGACCGCGCGATGGTGCTGGCGCCCGTAGGCGCTGGCAAGACGGCGCTCACCCTTACGGCTATGCGCGACGCGCTGCGCGACGGCGTGGTCAAGCGCTGGCTGGTCGTGGCACCGCTGCGTGTGGCGCAACATGTGTGGCCGGTCGAGGCGCCCAAATGGACGCCCGATCTCACCCTATCCGTTGCCGTAGGCTCGCCCGCGTGGCGGACTAAAGCACTGGCGTCTGACGCCCGCGTGGTGGTCATCAATTACGACAACTTGCAGTGGTTGGCTAAGCAGAAGATGGACTTTGACGGCGTGGTGTTTGACGAATTGACCCGACTGAAGAATCCGTCAGGGGTTCGCTTTAAGGCGATTCTGAAGGCATTAGAGCCGATTAAAATTCGGTGGGGGCTGACGGGCAGCTTCACATCAAACGGTCTTGAGGATGTGTTTGGGCAATGCAAAATCATCAATCAAAGCCTACTTGGACGCAGCAAAGGCGCTTTTTTGCAACAGTATTTTATTTGTCTCAACCGAGAATATGGCGAGTGGACGCCCGCTACCGGCGCGTTGCCGCAGGTGATGGCGCGGATCAAGCCCGCGACCTATGTGCTAGAGCCTGGCGAGTACAAAGACAAGCTGCCTCCGCTGCACACCGTGACGCTGCGTTGCGAGCTACTTGACCGCGAGCCCTACGAGAAGATGAAGCGGGACTTCATGGTGGAGTTTCCCGACGTTAGAGCCATCGCCGCTAACGCTGCCGCCGTCACGGCCAAGCTACAGCAGATGTCTTCGGGGTTTGTCTACGACACGACCCGCACGGCGTCAGACCGTCCCGGCAAGTTTGACGTAACGCAGAAGACGATGTGGTTTTCTGACCACAAGTTAGAGTTGCTGGAAGACCTGCTCGACGAAAACCAACACGCCAATACGATAATTGTTTACAATTACCAAGCTGAGTTGGAAGTGCTCAAGCGTTGGTATCCGCAAGCGCGGACGATTGACGAGCCGGGCGTGATTGACGCTTGGAACCGGGGCGAGGTTGAGCTGCTGTTGATTCACCCAAAGTCGGCGGGGCACGGCCTGAACCTTCAGCACGGCGGCTGCCGGATGGTGTTTATGTCGCTGCCGTGGTCGCTTGAGGAATACGAGCAGACGATCGGGCGGCTGCACCGTAGCGGTCAACGGCACGATGTGTGGGTCTATGTCCTGCAAACGGGCAAGACGATTGACGAAAAGATTTGGGCGGCGTTGCATGACAAGCGCGCCATGTCGGACGTAGCAATGTGGGAGTTAAAATGAACTGGCGCGAACTGAACGCACAATTGAACCAGATGACCGAAACTGAGGTCAAAGCCCTCCTCGACGTGGAGCTGGTTAACCGCCAGCGCGTCACGTTTGTCGAGCGGCTGCACCAGCGCTATTGCACCCTGCGCGCAACGCGAGAGCGGGCCGAGATGATGGCTCTACTAGCCCCGCCCGCGCAGGTAGCGTAAGTATTCCGCGCCCTCCTCGGGCGCCCACCAGACCTTCACCATGTCGGGATGGTCCGGCGACAGGCTCGGGTTAATCGTTACAAGCGCACAGGGGCTGAAAGCGTTATCGCGGAAGCCCCGTTCCTTGGCGTAGCGATCGTAGACCTTGTAGCTGGCGACCTTCATCGTGTGCATGGCGATACCCGTAATCGGGTCTTTCAGCACCGAATAAGCCGATTCGTGCTTGTGCCCTGCGACGTAGATGTGGTCGCGGGTGCCCATGATGGCGGCCTTCATCGGCCCGTGCGCTGGGTTCCAGATTGACGAGCCGGTGTGGTCATGCCGGCTGTTGACGCGTACCTCGGCCCCGTTCGGGAAGCGCAGCGCGATGCGCGCCTCGCTTGACTTGTAAAGCGCGTCCTGCTGCTTAGCAATCCAACGCATCGGATCGCCCGCGCCTGACCACAGGTCGTGGTTGCCGCCGAGTATCCAGAGCCAGTTGCACCGGCCTACAAACCACTCGGCAAGGCGCCAGGCCTGCGCCGCTGACGTACCCTGCTCGCCGTAGAGTTTGGCCAAGCGGCCTACCCAATTGTTTGTGGTGTCGCCTACGTTGACGGCGAACAGCCCGTCGGTATCGGAGACAAGCTGAGTGTGCCGCTCTAGCGCGTCGATGTCGGTGCCGTCGTCATCGACGTGCGGGTCGCCAAAGAACAGGATGCCTATGGCGCCAGGTATCTTGATTCGTACGGGGATGAGCTTACTGGCTTCTTCGTGGTCACGCTTATGCGCAAACTGGCGCTTGCGGTGTTCAATAAGCTGCTCAATCGGCACGTCGTCCATCGGCAGCGGGGTAAACTCAAAGTCTTTCTCAGGCAGCGTAGCCTTGTTGTACGTTGAGTCGGGAACCTCAAACCCCTTGGCTTTGAGCCCGTCGATTCGGGCCATGAGGGACCGAGTGTTAACATTCAACAATCGCGCCGCTTCAGCTCTAACCCCGTTAGCCTCGCGTAGTGCCTTCATTAGTTGATCGTCGGATACTTTACGAGCCATCGTTTACTCCATCGTAGTAAGCATTTGTTGCAGTAGATGCCCAAGGCGATCCACCAGTTGCTCTTGGCGCGACAAGTCATCGTGCCCTGCAATATCGAGCAACGCATGGACGGCTTCGTGAGCCCAAACCTGCTGGCGATTCGTGCCTTTACAAGAACTTACGATATGAATCTCATATTTGTCTGGAAGCCACATTCCAACATAATTTTTGCCATGCCGCCACTTTGAGGGCGGAATTACTTTTACTTTTATTGTGTGACCGGCAAGTTGGAATTGCTGAGGAACACCGTCGCTACGTGTTACGGCGTTGGTTGCGCCCACTTTTGCAGTGCGCGCAGCTTTGCGTTTTGCGCGTCGCATTGCGCAGCTAATTCGCGAAGCTCGGGCCCGATGTCTGGCCCTGGCTCAAGATTTGCTCCAGTCGATCCTGCGTCGCTCCCGGCGGTGGGGGCGGCTCCATCAGCTCTTTTGGGGGCGCTACGGGCTGGCACGGCGGCGGGCTGGCGGCACAGCCGGACAGGAGTAGAACGAACAGGACGACTAGCAAGAACAGCCAGTTCGGATGCGTATGCGCTTGAAGCCATTTCAGCGCGTATACGAGTAGCGCGCTCGGTCCGTAGTTCAGCTTCCAGACGCTCCACTTGAGGGCGTATTTCTTCACGGCCTTGCTCCCGAAATGTGTGTACCGCGTAGACTGCCAACAACCCTAAGCCGGCGGTCAAAATCAAATGCGGCGCGTACTTCAGTAACCAGTAAGGCACTACTTTACACCATTATGCTCAAAAGAGTAGTGATTACCGTCATCAAACCGTCCGCCCCAGCGCGCCAAGGGGTGCTGCTGCTCCCACCACTCGCCTAACGGACGGTGGTCCTCGGACTGTTCTAGGAATTCGCCGTTTCGGAACAGATTTAAGTCGATTGCCAGCCGCACCTTGTGGGCGCTATTTGGGTGGCTATAGGACTTACGTACGCCCAAGGCGCCGTGGACCCTGGGGTCTCTATAGGCGTCGCCTAGTGAGACCTCATAGCCCAGCTCGTAAGCCTTTTCAATCAGTTTGGCCACCAAGCGGGCGTACACGCGC